GGATATATAATGATGCAGATGCTAGATATATTCCTGCATGAGTATAAACACGAAAACAGAAGTGCTGAAGTGTGGTTAGATGAGAACGGAGTTTTCGTTACCAGACACTTTAACGATAAGATGTGGATTAAAGATGTAATACATTATGGACACAATGAAATGTGGGCAGAAAATGCTGCTGAAAACTGGGCGTTAATGGGAGATATGACATGATAGATGTATTTATGACAATACTTTTAATACCTTTTGTTGCATTTAAGTATGCGTTCTCACTAGCGTTTTGGTTTTACTCAGTACAACTATTATTAACATCAGACCTATGGTTTGATATGTCGAGGAAGCTAAAAGACAAATGGAGATAGATCACAAATTCAATGAGGACATAATACTCACTAGACTTAGATACTATATAGATAGTACTTACAGTCAACATTATGGACAAGGTAAAGTACAAACTACTGAGATTACTTTTGACTCAGGACATGGAGAAGGTTTCTGTATTGGTAATATAATCAAATACGCACAGAGATTTGGGAAGAAAGAAGGTAGAAATGAGAAAGACTTATACAAAGTTATTCATTACGCAATAATATTACTAGGACAAATGCACAAGGATCAAGAGCAAGAACAAAGAGACTTCGAAGATCATATGCAGGACGGTACAGAGTAGTGTTTAAATTACAACAAATGATAGGCGACTGGATAAATAGATTCTTAGAAAAAGGTTGGCAGAAAAATGCAGACAGACAGTTTCAAAACAAAGGAAAGTAAATGGCAATCAGAAAGAAAAAGCAAGAAAAACTAGACTATGACAATATACAGAGAGTAGCTGATGCTCTGTCTAGTAAAACACCAGTAACAAAGAAAGAAGCCTGTGAAATGCTTAACATATCATATAATACTACTAGACTAAATAGAATTCTAGATGATTACAATGATACTATGAAGCACAGAGAAACACGAAAGGCTCAGCTAAAAGGGACGAAAGCAACCGACATGGAAATAAAACAAGTAATAGAGTCGTACTTAAGTGAACACCCTATATCAGATATTGCACAAGGTATGTATCGTAGTTCTACTTTTGTTAAGAATATACTTAACAGAGTAGGCGTTCCGTTAAAAAGACCCGCCACAGAACAAGGGCAACTAAACAATACAGGATACCTTCCAGAAGAGTGTGTATCTGAAACTTTTAAATCAAACGAGAAAGTATGGTACGCAAGAAAAGATTTACCTGCACGAGTTATTAAAGAGTTACCAAATTATGAATCTAAGTATGGTAGTAAGTGCTACCAAATTTATGTAATAGAATTAACAAACTTTGAAAGTCCTTACTTTGGCTTTATCAAAGAAGGTGGTTACTATGCCACATCACTTGCCTATGACCTAGGCAGTTTAACACACTTACAAAAGTACGGCGCGGAAATATAAGGAGAATAACACATGGAACCATGGACAGTACTACTGTCTCTCTGGTTGACTACATGGCTTATGCTAGTATGGAGAACATACTTTATTAGTATGCGCATGATAAGTAACAGTCCGAAAGGATCAATTATAACTAAATGGAAATACCTACACTTTGTAGTGTATTCAGTATCATTATTCGTAATAACTCCGTTTATACTGCAGATAGCTTTTTCAGATAGACTGCGTAAAAAATGGGTAATAGCTTATGTTAATGGTATATTAGGGAGACAAAAATGAATGAAATATTAAGACAAGCTTTAATCGCCAAATACAATGGAGATTTGGCTGAAGCTAATGCAAATATTACTGTATATCTGACTAATCCTGCAGGAATTGGGGAACACTCAGATATAATAGCGGCTATAAATGAACAAGTAGAGAAAGGCGCAAATGCCAAAGAAAAACTTGAATACATCAATAGCCTAGACTGGTAAGGAACTAGAAAATAGTTCTTGACTTAGCGTCTATATTTCTGTATAATATATATATATGGGAGATAGATTTTATCAACAACAACTCGATAAGTTCGGCACTTGTGCAGGATATCGAGGTACAAAAAGGAGAAGGCGCATGGCATGGACAGACGAATCCAAAGCTCAAGCCGTTGAAATGTACACAGAAGCAGAAGCGACACCAGAAACAAGTATGGAAATCGTGAAAGATATTGCTGACGAGTTAGGCGAAAGCCCAAATGGTGTCAGAATGATTCTTACTAAAGCTGGCGTGTATGTTAAGAAAACTCCTGCAACTGGTACAGCAAAAGCCTCAGGCACAGCTAGTACTAGAGTAAGCAAAGCAGATGCACAGACTACCCTTACGGGTGCTTTAACTGATGCAGGTCAAGAAATTGACGCTGACATCATTGACAAGCTAACTGGCAAAGCAGCGGTTTACTTCGCAGGTGTTATCAACGCAATAACAAAATAAGTTAAAAAAATAAAGATACTGTCCATTACTAAAGAGAAAGAGTTTTCTTAATAGTAATGGAGTATCATAGTGAAAAAATCTGAGTTCATCAGAACAGTAACTAACTGCGGAGACGCAGTTATAACATACAGAAGTACAAACTCACGAAAATTAAAGTATAATGTTTGCACATTAGACTTTGATAATAAGTATATACAGAGTAAGAAGAATCGAGCCAAAGAAACTGCGGATTCGGTTTTATTATTTTGTTGGGATACAGACTCTTTCCGTTTGTTAATACCTTCTAATGTAACTAACATCCAACCCCTTAGTTCAATACTGAGGAATAAGCGATGAATTTACATGAAGCACCCGAGATGTATGAAAAGATCATTTCGGAAAATGACACAGGTACAGAGCAGATTAAGTTGACAATCAATACTTTTCGAGATATTGAGTACTTACATCTAAGAAAATATTACCTTGACTTTGACGGCACTTTCAAGCCGTCCAAAGATGGGGTAGCAATGAAGCTGGATTTTGAAAATTCGAGAGGATTATTCGAAGGACTAGTAGAAATATTATCATTAGCGGAAGCTAAGGACATATTGGAGTCTCACTTCAAAGATGTCCTAGATGAAATATACCTACCCTGAAAATAGTTCTTGACACGGCTTCTAAAAAATAGTATAATATATAAATGGAAAATTTAAAAACAATATTACAACAAGCATCAACTGACTATTATAATGGTAACCCTACCATGTCGGATACAGCTTTTGATAATCTGGTTGAGATTTCGGGTTATGACGAAGTAGGACACTCGTCTAGCAATAACCGAATTCCCCACCTACATCAAATGTACTCATTGCAAAAAGTTTTCTCAAATGAGATTGGTAGCAAAGACCCGTTTGACAACTACAAGGGTTCAGTAGTTGTAAGTTCTAAACTGGACGGAGCAGCAGTTTCATTGTTATATGTTAAAGGTACACTACATCAAGCCTTAACACGCGGAGATGGTGAGAAAGGTTTGGATATAACAGACCATATGATCACCTTAGTTCCTTATAAACTCGACTTTGATATGATAAGTCGACAGGACTTTGTCCAAGTAACAGGAGAAGTAGTAGCACCAAAGACTATCAAAAATGCCCGTAATTATGCAGCGGGTGCGTTAGGTCTAAAGGACACGGAAGAATTTAAGACTAGAGACTTGCATTTCATTGCATATGGTATGCAGGAGTCTTGGAATGAATCGTGGACAGATGACTTAATGTTTTTGGCTGAATCTGGGTTTTCAACAGTTACCGCGAGTAATTGGAACGAGTACCCAGACGATGGCTTAGTATTTAGAATAGACTCACACAAAGAGTTTAACAAACGAGGATATACCTCACACCACCCTAGAGGAGCATACGCTCTCAAACAAATTCAGAAAGGAGTAGAAACTACTCTGACGGATGTAGTGTGGAATGTAGGTAAATCTGGAGTAGTAGCCCCAGTAGCAATGCTAGAACCGATAGAGATAGATGGCGCAATGGTTAGTAAAGCAACTTTACATAATATGCGTTACATAGTTGGTCTTGACTTAGAGATTGGCTGTAGAGTAGAAGTGATACGCAGTGGAGAAATTATCCCTCGTATCGTTCGGAGAGTCTAGTTGCCTAGTATTGGCAAGTACAATCACACCTATTTTGACAACCACCCTGAAGAAAAAGACAGGGAAGGAGTCATGTACGGCATAGTATTAGTTAATAAACAAACTTTTAAGAGAGAATGTATTAAGGTTGGAATAGCTAGTGGAAAAGATTGGCGGCATATTATAAAGCGTAGTAGA